AGCGAGGTGGATCAGAGTTTCCATCTCATAGGGCCTTCCTTCATCGGATGTATCCCTGGTGTTTTTGCAAGTACTGAAAAGAACGCCACTACGGCGCTGCTCAGCAGGCACTTGAAAACGGCTCCTTATGGACCAGAACACGAAGGATTATGGAGAGAAGCCCGGCGCGAAGTTGTAGTTGAGATGTACAACCTCGTTCAGCCGTACTACCAGATTTGCACTCGCAAACAATGGTTAGAGGGGTCTGACCCCAAGAAACGCGAAGAATATGAAAAATTTTTGAATAGGGGTGACGATTTGGATTTCAAGAATCCAAAACTGCACACACGACAATTTTTCACTAAGACAGAGGTACAAATACCCCCTGCCGGAGGCAAGCTTGTTAACAAAGCTCCTCGCGGCATCCAAGGATTGAAAATCCCTGCTACTAATATAGCATTGGGACCTTTCATCACTGGAGTGAGCAAAGCAATGAGTGCGGTGTTCACGTCGGTAGATATCAATGCTTCTAAACGTGATTGGGCTAAATTTAATTACACGAGTGGTTCAACTGCGGAAAGAGTTGGCCAATGGTATAAGGATATGCAGAAACAAGGTTACAGTTTTCTGGAAGATGATTTCTCGGCTTACGATTCAACACAAGGAACCGGAGCTCATGAGACGGAGATGGACTTCTACAAGAGGTTCAGTCCCCCCGCGTGTGCTATTAATGCTCTAAAACAGCAAACCCAAACTAAAGGGTTTTCTAAGTATCATAAGTACACGGTCAAATCCACAAGGAAATCTGGCGATCAGAACACTGGGTTAGGCAACACTGAGGTGAATTTTGTCGCGCATGGGGGTGCCATCTATGCGTTTGAAAAATTGCACAATTTCACAATTCCATTTTCGATGCTCGGGTTGGGCGATGATAATCTCATCGCTTACAAACTGCCGGAGCATATCGATGATGCGCAATTTGTGGAGTTCATTGATGCTTATATCCGTAAGTTGGGTTTGGAGCCGAAACTGTCGAAACCGGCGTTTCCAACATATTGCAGTTGCGAATTTTTACCCGTTAAAAGGATGATCGCTGGCAAGTTGAAGAAAACGTATGTTTTATGTCCAAAATTGGACCGCTATCTGACAAAAATGGGGTATACCACGAGCTACGTTGGTAAAACATCCAGACTAACCCAAGGGCGGTTGCGCGGGAATGCTTTAGGGCAGACTGTGATGCAACTTTTGCCCGTGGGACGTGTAATTAATAGCTTTTATGCTAATCTCTCGGAGGACAAAGTCGTAAGCTCAACATCAGGAGAATGGAAAAGCCACCACGCGGTGGAATCTATCACTCATTTGCAGCCTTACGGAGTAGAGGAATGGTTCGCACAGGTTTATGGTCTCTCTAAAGAGGAGGTCATTGAAACTGAACGTTTCATTAAGACAGTCATTGCTGCTAATAACGGTGATTCCTGCTTCTACTACCATCAAAATGTGGCCAAACTGTTTTTACACAGACGGTCATAGGTTTGTTTCCGGTAACGGCGAATTGGGTGGCTTGAAAAACCACCAATACAGCTTGGCAACTGCGCCGACCAATGCCAATGTCATAAAAACAGATGAATAAAGATTTGAAACCCAAATCTAAGAAATCAAAACAACAGAAGAAGTTTAAAGCACTTTCGAAACAGTTGAGTACCGGAACACGGTCAAGTCGGGCGATATCCATCGCCAAAGGTACAAATGTTGGTAATCCAGCGTTTTTCAAAGCCTTAACGGATCCTTTCAACCCAGAGTCTCTTGGTTGTCAGGTGCCTGACCCTTTCCCTTTTCCTACTGAAACTTTTCACGTGCATCAAACTTCGGTTCTGGGCACAGTAGGAACTGCCACAACTGCGGCAGTTCTTATTTTACCTAACCCTCTGACCTCGCTAGTCGACATTACGCATATTAATAACTTGCTAGTGCCTGGTGTTCAGTGTGTGAGTTCAACATCAATGACACCTTACGGCACCACTTTTGCGGCGCCTAGTAGTGCTATTTATGGAGCAATATCACAGTCAAATCTGAACCTCAATATGTCCACATACCGCGTAGTATCGTGGGGAGTGAAGATATCGAGTTTACAACCGCAGCTTTCCGCTACCGGTCGTTACTTCGTATCCTACCTACCCTGTGGTGATACCATGCCTACTGGTCAAGATATTGCCCTCGCAACTAATCCTGGTATTGTTTCTCCAATGGTGAGCATGAATTCCGCTTCGCTTAACTCGTCCATTATTCTTGAATGCCCAACCGCGTTTGAGTTTACGGCCGCTGATTTAATGCGTGGCGACATACAACTTGCAGGTATGTACACAAATTCGAACTATTGGACGTTTAAGTCTACAATCGGTGCCGGAGCATCCGGGGCAAACTTCATGGGAGATGATGTTTCAGTTACAGTGGCCAACTTGGTAACGTCGTCCTACAAAGACGCTTACCGATGTGTGGGCGGTTGCGGCATTGCGCTCTTCGCTGAAGGGTTGCCTGCCGGGGCTGCGAACCAAATTCAAATTGAAACTATCTATCACTTGGAAGGAACACCCAATTTTACCGGCGGATCCTCTAATTCAACCTTAGTGCCATCCGTCGGACGTGTTACCAACGTCGGAACCCAAAACAATGTGGACGTGGCCATGATTGCCGCGTCTGCTCTCAAAAACACAGTTAAGTTCCTGAAAGAAGGAGCCCAATTCTTGAATGATAATAAGCAAGAAATGGCATCTGTGGGTAGACAAATTGGAAACATGTTTATGGGATCTTAGTGTTCACCTTATTCCTCCTTTATATGACAACTTTTTCACTTCCATTGCGTTTTTTACGCGCTGTGGAAGTATACATTAACTCAAACATAGTAAACGAACCGACGGAGGCCTACGGGCACTTCCTAGG